CTCTCTTTACGGAGAGAAAATCCACGGCTTCGTTTGGTAAAGGTAAATAACTTTTTAACGAGGTAAACAAATGGCATACCCTTCCGTTTCAGCCCCTTACGGGCTTGTACCGATCAATTTGATCGGCGGTCAGGTCTTTGCCGGTGCAACTCGTCAGATCCCCATCACCTCAGCTTCTGCTACGGCCATCTACTACGGTGACGTTGTTGAGCTGAACAGTGACGGTACTCTGTCGCGCTCCACTGGTACGGACGCTGCTACTCCTGTTGGCGTTTTCCTAGGCTGCACCTACACGGATGCAACTTATGGCGTCACCTATCGTCAGTACTACCCTGGCAACGTAAGTGCCTCGGATATTCAAGCATACGTGCAAGATGACCCCGACCAGCTTTACAAGGTTGCTGTGGTATCTTCTGGTACTACCATTTCTTACGTTAACCGTTCTTCGGTTGGCGAGAACGCTGTTCTGGTTCTGAATGGTGGCTCTACCATTAACGGTAACTCTTACACAGCTGTCGATAACAACACTGCTACGACCTCTACTTGGCCGGTTCGTGTCATCGACGTTGTGCCTGAGACTGCACTTGCTGGAAACCCTGGTTCTTACACGGAAGTGATTGTGAAATGGAACTTCGGTATGCACCAGTATCAACGCGCTACTGGCGTATAAGGAGCATATTAAATGGCTATTTCACGCGCACAACTACTTAAAGAACTCCTTCCTGGTCTGAACGCTTTGTTCGGTATGGAATATGCTCGTTACGGCGAAGAGCATAAGGAGATTTTCGAAACCGAGACCTCCGAGCGTTCGTTCGAAGAGGAAACCAAGCTGTCTGGCTTCTCTGCTGCTCCTGTCAAAAACGAAGGTTCTGCCATCGCTTATGACAACGCACAGGAAGTCTTCACGGCTCGCTATAACCACGAAACCATTGCCCTGGGCTTCTCCCTGACGGAAGAGGCAATCGAAGACAACCTGTATGACTCCCTGTCTTCGCGTTACACCAAGGCTCTGGCTCGTGCTATGGCTTACACCAAGCAGACTAAAGCTGCTGCGATCCTGAACAATGGCTTTGACACCGACTACCCCGGTGGCGACGGCCAGCCCCTGTTCAGCTCGTCTCATCCCCTGGTTTCTGGTGGCACCAACGCTAACCAGCCCCAGACTCCCGCTGACCTGAACGAGACTTCCTTGGAAGCCGGCGGTGGCGTCAACAACAACACCCCAGCTGTCGGTATCGACTTGAACGAAACCGCTCTGGAGTCCGCCACCATTCAGATCGCCGCTTGGGTGGATGAACGTGGTCTGTTGATCGCTGCTAAGCCTCGTAAGCTGGTTGTTCCTCCCAGCCTGATGTTCGTGGCAACCCGCCTGCTTGAAACTGAGCTGCGTGTGGCTACTGCTGATAACGACATCAACGCTATCAAGAACAACGGTTCGATCCCCGAGGGTTACACCGTTAACCACTTCCTGACGGATACCGATGCATGGTTCCTGACGACTGACGTCCCCAACGGTCTGAAGCACTTTGTTCGTACGCCCATGGCTACGAGCATGGACGGTGACTTCGACACTGGTAACGTCCGTTACAAGGCCCGTGAGCGTTATTCGTTCGGTTGGTCTGATCCCCTGGGCATGTTCGGCTCTGCCGGTGCTGCCTAATTAGGGCTAGAGGGAAGGGCGTCAAACCCCTTCCCTTTTTAGTATTTTGGTTTAAACTAAATGCACTAGGAATTTTTACCTGTATCGACTGACCTAGCAGACGTAGTAGAGACGATACGGGGATGTGCTACTACACGAAAGGCTTATCATGGCTATCACCACGTTCAGCGGCCCAGTTGCGTCGCAAAACGGTTTTATCGGCGGTACTTCTTCTGATCCTACCTCTGTAACTACCGCTTCTAACATTACTTCTTTCTACGGTACCACCTCTGCTACTTCCGGTGATACCCGCCTTAACTATTCCAAACTGACCTTCACCGCTGCCGGTGCTGGCGAAACCATCCGTGCTTACTCGGTTATTACTGGCGCACAAGGCGCTGGCCAAACTACCAACGGCGCTCACATTTCTTGTGACGTTAATACCGGTGGCTCGATTTCTGGCGCTGCTAACGCTCTGCGTGCAACCTTGGGTGGTACGGCAACGACTCCCGGCGGCACTCTGGCTGTTCTGCAACTGGACACCAACTACAGCAGCAACGTGACCCTTGGCTCTGCTTCGGCCTTTATCCGTATCTCGGATAGCGGTTCGCAGACTGGTGAAGTTCAGAACTTCCTGAACATCGAGAGCGGCCCTGCTGCAACCATCGTTGGTACCGGTACTGTTGGTGGAACGGCTAAAGCCATCAAGATCTTGATTGGCGGCGTTGCTCACTACATCACTGTTGGCACGACTCTGACCTAATGCAGATAACCAAGGAGTTCTTGGAATCTGAGATCCGTGACTTGGAGCAAGAAGCAAATAAGGCTCAAACCTTTTTGATTCAAGCCCAAGCCACGATCGCAGCCTACAAGATGCTAGTTAATAGGTTAGACGCACCAGAAACGGAGAATTCAAATGCCATCGATGCAATATGATGTATTAGCGACTAAGCCGCTGACGTCTACGGGTGATTTTAAGGATCAGGGTAACAACAGCATTCAACGTGCTCGAATCAAGACCATTTATGCGGTCAATAGTTCGGACGCTGGGTCGGTGGTTATTCGTGAGGGTGGGGCTTCTGGTTCAATTCTGATGACCCTGAATACACCCGCATCAACGACAGCCGGTTATGTCATTTTCCCAATGCCCGGTGAAGGGATTTTGTGTCAAAGCAATTTGCACGGCACGATTACCAACACTACGTCGATAACCCTGATCTACGGGTAAAAAATGCAAGCACAAAAAGGTTACGATTTAGCGGGAAGAAAAGTCTTCATCGCTCTGCCCGCTTACGACTTCAAGGTCTCTTTAAAGCTTGCAATTTCTCTTGCTCGCTTTAGCCAAGAAGCACCAAAGCACGGTATTGGCATCCAAATCGGTAGTATCTGTGGGTGTTCCGTCGTGTCTCGGGCTCGTAACTTGCTTGCTAAAGACATGCTTGAATCTGACTGTACCGATCTGATGTTTATTGATTCGGACATTAACTTTCAGCCAGAAGACATTTTTAGACTGTTAGCTTGGACCAGCGACCCCAAAAAAGGGATTGTTGCTGGAGTACCAAGAACTCGTAAGTCGGAAAAAGTTTACATCGCAACGCTAGATTTTGATGGAAACAACGAGCTAACCATGAATGGCATGGGTTTAGTTCGTGCCAAGCGCGTGGCGACTGCTTTTATGATGGTTCGTCGTGAAGTTTTTGAAAAGATGGTTGAAGCCCACCCTGAGTGGAACTACTACGACGACCGTTCCGACAGAATGCTAAACGCCATGTTCGACTTCCAAGTGACTGATGAAGGCTACATCGGCGAAGATTTTCTGTTCTGTGATCGGACTAGGGAGTTGGGCTTTGAAGTGTGGGTTGACCCAACTATTAGCCTTGGTCACATGGGTGTGCAAGAGTACGAGGGCAATTTCGGCCAAGACATCTTGTACCCAATGATGGTACCGAACCAAAAGGTGGCGTAAATGGCTAAGAAAGGTGTGTCTTTAGCTGTAGGCCGTGGTGAGAAACTGCCCGTTAGTAAAGGGGCAGGTTTGACCGCCAAGGGTCGTGCTAAGTACAACCGGGAAACCGGTAGCAACCTTAAAGCTCCAGCCCCTAACCCCAAAACCAAAAAGGACGCTGCTCGGCGCAAATCATTCTGCGCCCGCATGTCAGGAATGCCCGGCCCCATGAAGGACGAAAAAGGTAGACCTACTCGCAAAGCAGCTAGCTTGAAGCGATGGGGATGCTAAATGGAAATGATGTTGTGGAACGTTGTGCTGAGCGCAATTGTAGGAGTTATGGGGTTTATGCTTAAAGGCAAATTTGATGAACTTCAGCGTATTAGCATCTTGTTAAACCGAACCAGAGAGGAGGTGGCCCGTGACCACATCACTCGTAAAGAAGTTGACGACCGGATTGAAAAGTTTGTTGACCACGTTGACCAACGCTTTAACCGGCTTGAAGCAAAAATTGATGACCTTGCTAAAAGGGGATAAATGATGGCTGAAGAAAAAAAGGTTGAGACTGAAAAGTCCAGTCGCACAAAGTTGCTTGAGTCTATGCCTACTAATCCTATGCAGGGTATGGCTGCTGCAGTTAGCCGTGGTTTGGACAAAATCGGTATTACTCAAGAAAAAGAGTACAAGGACAAGTCCAAAGAAGAGGTAGCCGTTAAGAAGCGTGCCGGTGGTACGGTGTCTTCAGCTTCTAAACGTGCTGACGGCTGTGCAGTTAAAGGCAAAACTCGTGGGAAGATGGTGTAACTGTGGGTATCGGAAAAGCACTTTCTAGGGGCATGGGGCTAATCCCTGCCATCGCTAGCGGCGCCATGGGCGAAAAAAATAAAGG